TTGCGAATGTTGCTCATGGTTTTGGCGCTGGCATGGTCACGCCCGGCTTTTTGCAAAGCCTTCATGCCCTCATCGCCATATTTCTTTTTGCCAATGGCCGCTTGAAACGCTGATTCGTCCATGCCACTTTCTGGCAGATTAGGTTCTGCATGAGTACCACGTGCGGCTTTAATGCTACCTTTTAAGCTGGTGATGTGATTGCGTGTGGGCAAGCCTTTTCTTGGGCCTTTTTCTACAGGACTACCTGTACCCGAACGACCAAACCCTTTACGCAGTGGGTCATTGTGATCATATTCGCTGCCGCCTTTTAGATTTTTTTCGCCAGGATAGTCGTCCGGTTTTGGATTGTAATAATCTTCATCCCCGTAGTCGTAGTTATCGTAATCACGTGGTTCTTGAGTGTACAATTTATCTTTGTATCGGGGATCACGCCACTTGGCTGCTTCTTCCATGTCTTGTTCTTCCAGCTTGCCTGCCTTGGCCATCTTGGCCTTGACAGCACCTGCCACACGCTCACCAGCGGCCTTCGAGCCATACTCTTTGCCAGCTTTCTTGGCCAAGGCTGCAAAACCTGTTGTGGCATTGTTGTGCTTGCCCATATCACGTTCATTCAATTGACCGTGTGTGGTTGATGGTGTAGCGCGGATCTCATCCAGCTTTTTGTTTAAATTGTAAAAGAAACTCATTTGTATTATCCTCTTGGGTGTGAGCCGGTCGCTGGCTTGGGTTGACGCTTGATATTGCTCATGGGACTGTTTTTTCCCATTGGCAATTCATTTGTGGTTTTTGCAGGAGGAGTCTTGCCTCCAGCAATGGTGAAATCTGAACGGTAAGCATTTTTTAATACCGCATGATCATAGGGTCCAGTTGCATAGTCTTTCTTGAGAGCTCGTTGCTCGGCATCCGGAGCAGGATATGGTGCGTCCAACAAGTCCTGGTTTTGATCTGCAATCTTGTCGCTTTCAGTGTCCATGCTTTGTTCGTAAGATGTGGTATTCATTACAATGCGATTGGGATCCATGCCCAACAACTGTGCCAGTTGCTTGATTTGTGGGCCAATTGCCGGGTAACGAAATTCCACATCCACAATACTCATGGGTTGATTGGGAAATGCTGGAAAATCTGGAATTGCTTTGCGCACTGGTGTGCTTTTTGCATCACCAAATTTTACCACATCAAATTGTGCGCACTTGTCTCGGAGTTCTCGGAAAAAGCCAGCAGGCACATCGCCGACCACTTTGATGCGGTAGTTGTATGTACGTTCGCTTTCGGCTAGGTATTTTGCAAATGGTTTCATGTTCGGTATCCTGTTGTATATTTATTCTTTTTGTGTGTTTTGGCTTTTGCCAATGATGCGTTCCAGCAAATCATTGCGGCTCAAAACCACTCCGTGTGCTGTCTGTGCAGCGGCTGCACCCTCGGGATCTTTGGCATCCAAGGCCTGTTGCTGTTGATCCAGTCGCATTTTCTTCATCTGTAGATCAATCATCTTGAGTTTTTTATCCAGTTTGGCAGTTTTGGCTGTGATAGCATGCCCCAACATATTGCTGGCCACACTAAAGATTTCACTAGCAAAGCGGCTATCAACTTGCATACCTAGATCCATGAGATCTTTGTAGCTGGCCTTGGCCAAGTCGCTAAGGTCGTCCATTTCAGCATCAGTTGATTCAAGTCCACGCACAGCAGGCAATGCGCCATCGACTTTGTCAATAGCATCATCTAGTGCTTGTAGTGTTTCTCGATTGGTGGGAAGTGAGGGTAGAGCAGTGTCTACTTCTTCCTCAGAAGGCGGGAGATCAAAAAGTTCTTCAAGTTTACGAGTCATGCCATATTTAGTGGCTTAAGGTCGACCGTTGTGAAACATGTCCTGTTCGGTGATAACTCTAAATGTGAGCCCATTACGGCGTGCCCATTTGGTTGCGGAGTCCCATTTGGCATAGTTGATAGCAACTATGGCACGATCTTTTGAACTCATTTTTGATTCGATCACGCTTTGTTTTTTGGGCTTGATTTCAATCAGTTCGGCTCGCATTTGATTGTCTCTAGTGCGATAAGTTATCAAGAAATCTGGAATATACTGTGTCATCTTGCCTGTCAAGGGATGACGATATGGTATTGCTATGCTTTCACTAGCCCATTGCAATACAGCATCGTTGGTATCGCAGAACTTCATGAATGAGAATTCCCAACCGGATCTGTAGCGTGGTTCACCATTGCCCACGTACTTTTCTCGATTGACCACTGTGTATGTGCCTTGGGCCCAGTGTGCCATTATTGCACCACATTTCTGGCAGCATAGTAGTTGGGGGTCACAGGAGCCCCCACACCCAACAGTGTGGCGCGATTGCGAATGCTGTTGAGATAGTAGGCCATGTTGACATTGAGACTCATGCCAGTGTTGCCACCTTGCTCAAATGCTGCCAACAAAGTCAGTGCTGGGATTTTGGTATCTTGTGAGACTCTGAACAGACTTGTTGTAAAACTATCAGCAGCCAGTCGTGTGGTCATCACACTTTTGAAATAGCTGTTGACTGCATCGTACTCACCAACTGGTACATTGACATCATAGTCATAGAAAGTATCAAACACTCGAATGGTTTGATCTATACTGTAGTTTGTGTAATTGATGCTGGACATTTAGTTTGTTCCTGGAGATTGTGGGGTTGGGTAATAGATGCCATTCCCATTGGGTCGGTTTTGCATGGATCGCATGGCTCCAGGTATAGATCCTTGTATGGCTTTTGTACCCAAGGCAACTGTTTCGTTTAGTGCCAGGCTGGCAATATTTTTGCCCTTGAATGTGTTGTATGTGGCCCCGGCTTTTTGCACAGCACCAATGATGCCCAGTGGGCCGCCGGCTTGTAAGTCTTCCAAGATACCTCCTGCTGCGTCCAATAGCCCGCCCTGCCCCATCACAGTGGCTCTTGACCCTGGTCTGCTGATCGGACTCAATGTTTGATCATAGTGTGCAGGATCAGCAAAGCCGGCCACAAACTGATCTGGCCTTGCACGACCCACGGCACCATTGTAATATTTGACAGTTTCGTAAGCAATGGTCATGGTATTTTGCATGGTACCAGCACCTTCGCTGTAGTTGTATTGGTCGTGTCCCCAGGCAGTGATCACCGGATTGATCAGCACATAAGTTGCAGTCTTGTGTTGATCAAATCCATAGATTGTGATGTCACGGAAAAACGGCGGCTTGCCCGACGGTGTTTGTTTGCCGTCATTGTATGCTTCGCCTATGTAGCCCCAGTCATTCACATTGGCCACACGTTGGTTGGCATATATGTCTCTGTTGTTGTAGTCAAATCCAGCAGCTCTGTTTACAGAATCTCCAAGACTGCCGTTTTGTGGACTTGGGGCAAGATATTGTTGACTGGCATCTTTGTAGTAGTAGTTGTAGTAGGCATACCACATGCGTCGAACATTGTCGCCAGCATCGTCATGGAATGTGATAGTCACAGGATCATAATTGATCTTGCTTTGTACCACACGCTTTCGATTGTACTGATTGAGAGTTTCGGCCTGGATGGTAAATTTGGGTAGGTCCACGGTTTTGACCACGTAACTCAAATTGGTATCGCCAATTACATTTGTCAATAATGGTATGTCTCTAGTGTTGACCGTGAAACTGACATGGAATAAAAATTTGTATCGAGGCTTGAGCTCGAAAGAATTTGGGGTAAAGGTTTTGCTTGCGTGACTGTAATCACGCAAGCTCTCGGCTTCTGTAAAACCTTTCCAGAACTGTTGACCAAATGTTGGCATCGGCTAGCCTTTAGGCGCCGGCGCCAATACCTGTAACAGCACCTGCCACTGTACGTGCAATATTATTAACTGGAGTACCAGGTCCGCCAGGAAGTTGTGCAGCATTGTCATATGCAATTGTCATGGCAATTGTGACACCTTCGTTGGTGCCATAGTTCAATTCGCCGTAGTCAGCACCTTTAAGGTAGCAACCATACAATTCCCATGTTTCAAGAACCACTGGCTCAACAGCACCGTTGCCACCGTCAAGAATTTCAATCTTGGTCAAAAACTTGTAGTCAATGCCTGATGCAGCTGATGCTTGTTCCAAGAAATCCAGTTGTTTCTGAAACTGTTCGCCAACTAATTTTTGCACGCTGTTTGATGCATCGTCACGGATTGAGCAAGCAATGTCTGCCCAGGTGTGACGTCCAGCCAGCTTCAATGTTGAATTGTAGATCGGTAATGCAATTTCTTCAAATGTTAGATTGGGTCTTGCAATACTGACCACTTGTTTGGTCAATTCTGTGGTTGTTGCGGATACGCCAAAATTCTCAAAAAACACTCTAAAGCGGTATTTGAGTTTGGGCATCAACAAGCCTTGTACGCTAGAGCTTTGATCGCTGCCTAGGGGTACTGTCATTCTGTTAAGTGATGCGCTTGCCATTTAATATATCTCCTAATATGTTTATTTACCTGAAACAGGGGCTGAAAAATCAGCCCCTTGTTTCGATCAAGCGCCGGCAGCAATTGCCCCAGTGTTCTTGATACGCAATGGAATATAGATAAATTCCACTGCCTTAACTGGTTCAATAGCAATATCAACCCACAATTCACTGCGATCGATACGTGCCGGTGTGTTGTTGCTGGTGTCACAAACAACCAGGTAGTCATACAGTGCTCGTTTGGCAACCAGGTCAACCATCAAACTGTTCACAGTATTGGTGATCTGATTGCGTGTGATTGTGTCGTTGGGTTCAAACAAGTACAGTTTGCCAATCTCTTCCAATCTGCCACGCAAGAAGCAAACCAAACGTGCAACGTTGATACGATCCAACGCTGTGGTAGTTGCGGTGCTGGTCTTGTTACCAAAGTTGGTAATACCAATTCCAGGAATGAACGTGATTGGATTGATATTGCGCTCGTACAGGATGTCACGTACAGATTGACTCACACCAATCTGATCGAACTCGCCTGTTGCAGCATTGATATAACCAATTGCAGTGGCGTTGTCAACCACGCCACGACGTGTGCCAGCCGGAGCCAACCAAGGATAGCTTGCAGCATCACTGCGTAGAATTGTACGAACCATCATGTGACTTGGAGGTTGAACCACTGTGTTTCCGCCAAGGTCAGTGGTCTGACAGCTTGG